TTCTTATCTTGTAAATAGTATACCAGTGCCTTTGTGTCTCTTTCTATGTCTCCAATATCTTCTTTGGGATCTCCCATTGGAGCGAAAGCGAAGACAGCTAAAAATGTTGCTATTGGGAGTTTCATAATAGCCCCATCTTCTCTAACCACCCTATTTCGTAATCCACTGTCGTCTCGCCATCGAGATATGATCTCTTGGCACCTTTCTCATACTTTGCAGGATCGTAACCATCCTTAGTAAGATGCTTTATTACTTCCTCGTGCCATTCCTGAAATTCAGAATTCTGATTAGTTAACTCTTCCTTCAAATACTTGCGCCAATTTTCAAATAGAAGTTTCATTTTTTAAATAGTTTCCCCATGGCGTCCAACTTTTCGATGGTGCTTGTCTCTTTAGTATATACTTTCATAACTGGTGAATCGAGGAGTTCATCTTCTCCGAACTCATCTTCGGGTTTCCCACGAAGAGCGGTATCCGTTTCGCAGTTATCTTCTTCGTCTTGCGTTAATGTGTTGTTCATATCATCCAACTGTTTCTTTTTTACATCGGATCGACTTTTCATATAATATTCCCACACAGCAAAAGCCTCGGCAGTTAAAGAATCTCTATCTGCTATCAACCCACTCTCGCCTGCAACCTCCATTGCCACGTCATAAAGCAGCGGACCCCAACCTTCGTCTGCTCTCGAAAAATTAACCATGTAAGCATACAAGCAATCGCCTTCGCCTGGACCTCCAGAATATACCATTGTCACAACCCCGTCGAGTTCATTACTAAGATTGCCGGTCTGATTGGCGAGAAATATCTGTTTGCCAGGACCAGCGCTGTTTATTCTTACAAAAACGCCATCGGGAAGATCTTCTGGACCTTTCGCAGCCTCGGTTAACATGTACCCTCGCCACTGTTCCATTATAAGTTTCACTGTTGTGGCACTCCTGCCCAATCTACTAAATAATCTTTCCACTTCTCTTCAGCCTTTCTAGCTGCTTTTTCATATGGGTTGTCTAAGCCATCAAATCCTGCTTTTCTATACTTCTCATATTTCTTTGGGTCTTGACGCGCATGTTCATATTCGTGTAGAATAGATCTGATAATATCTTCTTCGTTTGTCATGTTAGGATAATAAACATAAATTGCACTCTCTGCATCAACAAATTCTGCTTTTGCTTCCTTACTTACTTCTCCTTTCATTCCTGCAATGCCGCTATGGCGCGCATAAATGTCTGCGTGTAATTCTATTTTTGGAACTCCTGGTCTGTGAGCTGGGCCTCTATCATCTACTATTTGTGGATATACTCTATTCACAATAGATTGGACTTCCTCTCTAGGCATGCCTTCGGAGAGATATTGGCGCCAATTTTCAAATAGGAGTTTCATACTGTTTGCACCTTTATCACCCACATTTCTGGTGCTTTGATTGAGGCCAAAAGCTTTCTTATGTGATCATCACAGGCGTATTCTCTTTGCCCTGCTTGTGGGCCCCATTGGACACCGTATTCAGCATCTTGCATACAATATTTGCATCCGGAACTACTCATTGTACAAGCCCGTATTCCAAAAGATATATAGCATATGCTAGGGTGCCCATGAATATGACAAATAAAATTTCGGGTGCTCTGTTCTCTATTGTTTTAACTATTTTATATAGAGTCATCATTTCAGCTTGGCCAACGCTAGTTTAACAGTATGTTTTAAATTGGGAGTTGTGTCGTAAATGTCTAGTTTGTCATATGAAACCCATGCCCAATCTGTGTGTTCGTAATCAATTTTCAATTCCTCGCCATTATCAAAAGAAGTAGAATAATATACCATAACTTCTTTCTTTTCTTCCAACTCAAAAATGTTCTGAAGCGATAAGTTTGTTTCCTCAAATGTCTCACGGATGGCTGCTTCTTTCGGAGTCTCTCCTTCTTCTATGTGGCCCCCAGGAATTCCCCACTTACGAGGCATCCAGTTACTGTCACCAAATCTTTTAAGCAAAAGCACCTCTTCATTTTCGTTTAAAACTACGGCCATGGCCGCTTTGAATACTTTCACCTTACGCCTCCACAGGTACCGTCTTGAAAATTTTAATCCCAATTAAGCCTTTAGTCTTGTTAATCTTTGACACAAGTGAAGATAGTCGGAATCTCAAAGAATATCTCCCTTTCAAAAATTTAAATTTTACCCTCACCTTTTCTGCTTCTATGCCGGCAGCTCGTTCCTCGCCGCCTCCAGGCATTATGTTCACGGTCGTAATGCCTTCGATACCACGGATGTCCGTGAGGACATCTGTGATGTTTCTTTCTCCGGACACAGTAAAAATACACTCGGCCTCATAGATTATCATTGTTTCCATGAGGCTAATCCTGTTCACGACGTTGGTGATTATTTCTTTCGCTTGTTTCTCAGATAAAACGTTTTTTTTCGTTTTTGTATCTTTCATCCCTAAATCCTTTTAAAATTACAGAATACCACAATATAACTAGTCATTTTATCAGCTAATAGAATAAAAAAAGGGGCGCCGAAGCGCCCCCCTTCAAAAACAGCAGCAAGGATTTTTAACTAATTTTAATTTCTTTGGCCGGAAGCAATTCTTGTTCTGGTTTTTTTACGGTTACAACAAGAATGCCATCTTTGTACTCTGCATTAATATCCTCTGCAGCCGTTCCGTCTGGTACAGTCCAAGATCGCTCGAACGAACTGAATGAATGTCTTTTGTCTTCTTTTTGTTCACTTGTATAAGACAGCGTAAACGTTTTCTTCTCGAGAGATGCCTTAAGATTTTCCCTGTTGAGTCCTGGAGCAGCAACTTCAATTACATGAGCGTCATCTGTCTCGTAAACCTCCACAGACGGCGTTGATCTATTGAAAATCTGTGGGTGGAAAAAATCTCTGTCAAAAGTGCTCTTGGTCGGTGCCAAAAACCCGTCGAGAAGTTTAGTAAGGTCCGTGAAAGGATCTGAAAAACGAACAAGTGTCATGGTAAGTCCTCCTTTGTTCTAGATACATAATAATAACTATAAAAGAAAAGTCAACCCTAGTGAATAAATAAATGTATCCTGTGCACATATTTTAGTTCTACTTCGTCCACAATCAAAAGTTTTGTATATGAAGACAAAAGAGCATACTTCTGAGCGTCAACTGAAATTGTTTCTTCTTCTGTTAGTTCGTCGACGAAAGGAGGAGTGAGAATTACCTCGTCCATTATGTCAACGTAGCGACAACTTGCAGAGTAATATTCGCACAGCAAAGTTATTAAGCTCGACTCCCATGCTTCATCATCGTTTGCGTACTCTTGAATGAAGGATTTAATTACTTTCTGTCGCCCAACGCAGTCACTTATCCTGGCTAAACAGTCGTTCAGGGGAATAGAATAGTATCCTTCACCTTTCTCATTCATTTTTTTGTTTTTCTCTTTCTCTTCCTGAAGGTTCTTCCTTCTCCCCAAAAATTTTTATTCTTCCTTTGATCAGTGGTGAGATAAGCTTCTATGTAGAGTCCCTGTTCGTCCTCTTTAAAGATGGCTTTGTGTGGCCGAAGTTCCCCGTATAATGGCTTTGGAGTCTTTTTGGCATACTTCTTGCGTGGTGGTGCCAGATTTAAATGTTCAATACAATTATTAAATATTGTATTCTCAGCAAGGCCTTCAGCGACGTATTTTTTGTAGTCTACGTCGATATGCACAATCACGACCCATTTGTCTCGGCCATATCCTTTGATGCTGAAGAAATTGCTCCTAGAATATAACCCTTTTTTTGTTTTTTTTGGGTTGTATGTGTCAAGAGCGGAATGAAATTCTCTCAGATTTCTCAGCGTACACTCGATCATTTCTTTAGATGCTCTTTCAGTTCTTTAAAGCCGCCAATAAAGTTATTATCGACAACTTTTGCGTTCTCTTCCCAATTAACGTTTTGTTCCCAGATCATAGGAACAGTTTTCCAGTTAAGCTGTTCTTTAGTTGCTTCTAATGCTTCTTCACAGTTTTCCATGTCCGTATAAGAAAATTTTAAATCACTTTCTTTTAGTAAATTCAATGCTCCTTGGCAATGGGGACAACTGTTTTTAGTAACAAGAACGTAATGTTTTTCATCTGCCATTTTTAACCTCTTAAAAGTTGTTTGTTTGAATGCAGCCCAAGTTTTTCTTGTATTGTCTCCGGTGTGCCAACCACTACAAGATCAATACCCGACTGCCCTCTGTTGAGATATACTCTAGTAAAAATTTGTCTTTTATCCAATTGTCCTAAACGATTTTCTGATAGAAGTCTTTTGTAAGTTTCATCTTCTCTCAAACAAACAATGTGTTCTGGATTGATAAATATTTCTCTAAGGGAGAATGAGTCAGCCAAACGACCATCATCTGAAAATTTATTATCTTTGTATACTTCTGTTAACTTAACTACCATTATCTACACTCGTATATGTTTTCTTCATTGGTAAACCAGTATTGACCATTATATAATATTTTACAATATGGTGCCCATCCTTTTTTATGTTCAACGGTAATTGCATGGGCCGGCTTTTCCGTTTTAATCCATTTATTTGGTGCCTCGTCCCTAGAGTGTGAATCATGGTTAAACTGGAGTAGCGTTACATCGGAGGGAATAAAAACTAGATCTCCTTTTTTAAAACTACTCACCAATCTCTTCCTCTCCGCTTTCGGGAAGATCATCGACGGGTGGACCAGTTTCCCCAATCTCAATCTTCTCCGCCTCCTCGCGTAAAAACTGTTGTACAGTGCGGTTGTAACCTTGCAATATGTCCATGGCGTCCTCCAGAACTACCACACTTCTTAAAAGATTTTCTCTGGCGCTTTTGACATCATTGAATGAAGAATCAACTTCTTCATTCAAAGCCTTTCTCTGAGCAGATTTGATAAAGACACTAACTTCTTCGTTTATGTTTACAGATTTTTGTAAAATATTTGAAATTTCTACCGGGACTTCAGTAAAATCAGCTGTGTAAGAGATTCTAACTTTTTTCATTTAACACTCCATCTAAAGTATAACACTCCTTTATTATTTTGTCAAGGGGTTTTTCTTACTTTTTTTAAAAATCTTTCTTCACAGTCAACCATCTGTATTTTTCCTAAAGGGAGCAAGGTATATACTTTGGCTCCCCTGGCAGAACTGGTCACTGGCTTTGCCCCAATTTCGATAACGGAAAAATAACAATTTCGAATTTTTATCGGCGCGGTTTTTCTGCCGCGAACAAGCTGTCCAGTGGCAAACTTTGGTTCAGCTTTAGTCTCGTCAACTACTTTTTGCGTAAATTTATTCTTACACATAGAAACAAATTGTTTCTCTGTCGGAACGAAGTCCGACTTACTCAATATCTTTTCAGCAAGATCTTTAAAATAGGGCGGATTATTTTTATAATAGTGCGCGCATATCATTGCTACTTCTTTTTTTTCATCATCGTATTGTACTTTCCATTTTTCATAATCTGCCACTGTTTCTTCTGAATATTTTTCTTCTATTTTTTTTATGGCTCCAAGTTGAGCTTCAGTCATGCTTCCATTTTTATTATATTGTTCATAAATGGATTCTAAAAACTGCTTCGTACTACCATAGACAAACGGAATTTTTAAAATATCTTCGATGCGTTCTAAAATAGAATCGTCCTTAACTTTGGGTTTTTCGACTTTTTTATAACTTCTATAATATCTGTAGGTAGCCATCACGTTAACCCAACGAACTTAAAACTTGATGCATCCCCAAACCAATTAAAGTTGTTACAATGATCCACAACGCTTTTGATACTTGTCTTTTAAAGCTCTCTAGATCGCGGATGCGCGCATAGATCCCTTCATCTGGATTGTAAACGGCTTCTTTTATTTTCACGATATCCTCCGCCATTTCTTCTTGCTTGTCCTTAACTATTTCAATGTTATCCATTATTCTTTCAAATTTCCCATTCAATTCAAGAAGTGCGGTTTCGGTGCCAGTAGCCATTTATTCCTTTTCTCCCTGGTATTAAATAGTTTGCTGACTCACTAATCGTTCTCAATTATTGCGTAATTTGTAGTAATTAACGTCGATGCGGCCGAAACAGCATTCTGAAGAGCCGATTTGGTAACTTTCGCGGGATCGATGATGCCGGCTTCGAACATGTCAACAAGTTTACCAGTGGCAAAGTTTCTGCCATCGCTTTTTTGCAGAGATAAAATTTCGTATAAAACCAAATCCGGCTTCTCACCAGCATTCAGTGCCATCTGCCTAATTGGAGATTTGATTGCCTCACATACAATTTTAGATCCAATTTCTTGATCTTCATTTTCAAATTGAAGATCCAAACCATCCGCCGCTCTAACCAAAGCTACACCACCACCAGGGACAATCCCTCCCAATTGTGCGGAACGAACGGCCTCGAGGGCATCTTCTACGCGATATTTCTTTTCAACCATCTCAACTTCTGTTGCACCACCAACGTGAATGATGGCAACTCCACTTGCGAGTCTAGTAATCCTTTCTTGAATTTTTTCACATTCGTGAACAGAATCGGTTTGCACCAACTCAAGCTTAAGTGCATCAATTTTCTTTTCAACCTCTTCCACATCGCCAGTCCCCCCAACAACCGTTGTGGCGTTTTTAAGAACATCAATAGTTTTTGCTGTCCCAAGGTGAATCAATTTGACATCCTGAAGTTTTAATCCTGAATTTCTAGAGACAAATTTTGCACCAACTGACAGCGCCAAATCTTTGAGAATGCTTCTTCTTTCTTCTCCATAACGAGGTGCCTTAATTGCAGCAACCTTAAGAGTGCCTCGCATAGCGTTCATGATAACAGCTGCTAGCGCTTGCCCTTCAATGTTTTCACAAACTATTATAAATGGTCTGTTTTCTCTGGCAACAACTTCTAGGATAGGTAAAAGCTGTTCTACTGTTTCAATATCATAGTCAGTTACGAGAATAAGAGGTTCGTTGTACTTCACAGCTCCTCTTCTTTCATCTGTAATAAATTGAGGAGAGACATACCCTGAATCGAATCGGAACCCTTCAACAAGATCTAGACTGGTCTCGATGGAGCGGGCCTCTTCAATGGTTATTGAACCATCTTTTCCAGCTTTGTCCACAGCTGTCGCAATTAATTTTCCGATAATTTTATCGCCGTTCGCAGAAATTGTTGCGATATGCTCAATGTCTTCTATACTTGAGATAGGCTTTGACATCTCTTCTACTTGCTCCACAATCGACTCAACTGTCTTATCCATGCCTTTCTTCATCTCTACAGGAGAAGAGCCAGCCACGATGTATTTCTGAGCTTCTCGCAGTACTGCTCGTGCGAGAACAGTAGAAGTTGTTGTACCGTCACCACATTCATCAGCAGTTCTTGCTGCTGCCTGCTTGATGATTTGTGCTCCAGCATTCTCAAATGGATCTTCAAGGCTAACAAACTTTGAAATAGTCACACCATCTTTTGTGATGATAGGATTAAATCCTTTCTGATGCAATATCACGTTTCTGCCACGAGGACCAAGTGTTGACGCAACATTGTCAGCAAGAATATCAGCGCCTTTCAGAATCTTCTCTTGTAGAGAAGGTCCCGAATCATATTTTTTCGCCATGCTCAACCTCTTTCGTTATATACATTATAAGACATTATACACTAAATGTCAAGTGTTTTTTAATGATTTTACAGATTTTACAACTGCTTTTTCTAAATCTTTAGAATTTTGAATAGCCATCTTGCCTGCGGCGCCTCTTTTCTCGATGTCTTTTTCTGTGCATGCAGCTGACGATTCTTGCCCACCACAATCGCTCAGGAAAAATCTTCCAACATTATCTGATAGTTCGGCCATGGAATTAAACATAAGAGTCATATCCTCGCCAATTCTTATCGCAGCAGCATCAAACACGTTTTTAACAGACGGAACAGTGATCCTAATTTTGCCTAATTCAGCTGACTTCCTACTGTAATGTTTGGCATTGATATGGAACTGTTTTCCTTTTGCTCCCGGGGCGCTTTTGAGCACTTCTTGAAAAAAGGCCGCTTTATTGGTAGATTGAGCAGCCATAGCTGACCAATTCTGAAGTTCTTCAGCAGATCCCCATAGATCCTTTGTATCTTTAGTATCTTGTCCGGGCAAGGGCTCATATGTAGAAGCAAGCGTTGCGCCAGGAGTTTGGGAGCCTGCAGCTCCGCCGGCTTCGAAAGCGGCTAAATCAGCAGATAATTTTGTATCAAGTTGTAAGGTCCCATCTGCCGGAACTCCTTGAAGATTAATTTGTTCTGCTGCGTCAGTGTTTATTCTTATGCCAGCTTTCTCAATAAGAGCGAGTCTAAGCCATTTGGGTCTTGCTCCCATCATCGCGCCGGCCTTGGTTGGGCGGCCTCCTACAGCATGTCGAACCCATACGTAGTTCCCTTCTTCACCCCATTTGTCCGCAGAACCCATTTTAAGCCAGCTTTTTTTACCAACTTGCTCAAGGGAGAACTTTTGGTTAACAAGTTTAAGTTCTTCAACATAAGCAACATTACCGATCCATTCAAAGAAGTTGTCAGCCGTAATATTGAATTCATAAAAAGTCACTTCAGAGATCGATCCTTTCCCAGATTGTTTCTTTACGACAACAACATATCTCATCTCTTCTCCGCCGTTGGCGAAGTGTCCAACAAGATCTGTAAAGCTTCCCTTAACGTCACCAACTTCGTTTAGGATTTTCAAACTAATTGGCGACATTTTACCACCAAACTCAATACGAATATCTGCGATATCGCCCTCGCTAGTTGGCACCTGTATAGATTTACCTCCAAATATAGTCGCTAAAAATGGCTCCCACATAAAACCAGCAACAGAAGCATTAAATTCTTTAAGCATATAAACAAAAGAATTCAAAAACATTAAATAAGATAGAGCTTGAGGAATTGATGCTTCCTCAATATTTTTCTCAACCACTTTAGGATCTAAAAATTCAGCAATTGCTGTAATTTTGTCTCCGGGTGTTTGGGCGTCTCGTGCCATTTGACCCATCCACATCTCAAACTGTTCACGCTCTTCAGAGCCAGGTTTCTGACCTACAGATGTTTCTGTAGCTATGATCGTGGGAAGTCGAATGCTTCTTTGTCTAGCCTTAGCCCCGTCTCCTTCTAATAATTTCTTTGATGGCACTGAGGTTGCCTGCTCGACGAACGCCTGTTCAACCATCTCGAGAAGCCGTTGAAAGTTTATAGTTTTTTTGTCGAACCTTTGTTTAATTCTTTCTTTAATATCCATGCTTATAATTAGTCCGCATCAAACGATTTCGTCCGCAATTCCTAACTCTACAGCTTCTTCTGCTGTGAGATATACATTCATTCTTTTTGCCAAAAGTTTTTTAATATATCTTTTAGTCATCTTTGTTTCTTCTGTTAGGCAACTGACTAGTCTTTCTTGAGTCCATTTGGCCTCGGCCATTTCATTTTCAAGATCGGAGATATTGCCATGTTGCCCAGATTGAACACCGTGAAGCATCACTCTGCAATTTTTACCAATTTTTCTTTGGCCTTTCGTGCCTGCTGCCAAAAGTAAAACTCCTGCTGACATAACTTTGCCGATGCCTAGAGTATTAATGTCACAATCATTTCTTACCATTCGCATTATGTCATATATCGAAAACATATCAACAGCGCTGCCGCCCCAAGTTGATACAATAAAGTCCATGGACTCATAGGTCACCACCTTCTCTGAGTCAAGGTCTTCTGGGTCTAAAAGATCTTCCTTTTTGCCCATTTCTCTCAGCGCCATTAGCGAATAAGTCGTTTCGGCGGCATTGTCCTCGGTAACTTCTCCATATAATCCAATCATTCTGAGTTTCGCTGGTTCAACGGCGGGATCGTTCAACATTAAAAATTGTGAAAGATCCGTTACCGGAAGGTCGGAAGTTTCTTCTTGAGAGTCGTCCTCAAATTTTTTCAATCAATTCTCCTTTCTTTTAAATTTTTTAAATTTGCCATTCCTATTAACTTCTTGTAATTCAAACGGAAATTGATTAGCCCAGCTTCGCCATGAGTTTGGCTCTTTGAAATTTCTTGATAACAAAAGAGTTTCCTCCTCTTGATTTTTTGTCCACCCAAAGCCAACTTCTCGCCAACCACTAGTGGCAGATAGAACTTTATTTTTCACACGCTTTCCTTTTATTCCTTCAATCTGCAGACGATAGTGGTTTCCTTCCTCGTCGGAAAATACTTTCCAAATTGTAGCTTTCACCTCACTCTCCTTTTTATTTTTCATTATAGCACGTTTCTCCTAATTTTACAACAACTTTTTTCTGGATTTTCGCGAATATGATATTGCCTCCCTCCAGTTGTTAAACCGTATAAGCTTTTTATAAAGCTTCGGCCAATGAGTAATTATGCGTGCGATGGTCATTTCTCTCCAAATTTTATGTAATTTATTATCAATACTCCGAAGATCTTTGATTTCTTCACTAGAAGCACCTGAATCCTTTATGACACTATACTTCATTTCGAGAGCATTGTCAAGATCTTCCGATAAAATATCTAAAACATTTAACATGTGTGCGAGTTGTTTCTCAAATAACTCAGCCAGTTGGCCATACTGAAGCACCCCAGAGATTATCCTGTATGAAAAAACTCCGAGAGCGAACCACAAAAATTCATTCATGCCATCTGGCATATGAACCTCTTTTACTTATTTTTAGTGGATGAAAAAATTCGATTTACGACGCGTTCAGCAAGGTTGTCCACATACTCTTTTTTCTTATTTTTTTCATTCTTGTGTTTTTGCAACTTTTCGTAGAGAGCAGCAGTTACCTTTTCTGTAATTTTATCGATGGTATCATCATCCAAATCTGAATTTTCTTCCTCTTCCAGAGATTCTTCTTCCTCAGAAGCTGGTTTTTCTCCCTCTTCCATAGGAGGCTCTTCTTCCATAGGAGGCTCTTCTTCCATAGGAGGCTCTTCTTCCATAGGAGGCTCTTCCATCGGAAGCTCTTCGCCTTCTCCTTCTGTAGAAACAGTCATAAGACCTTCAACACCTAGAGCGTCTTCAACGACGCCGGCGAATCCTTGAGCCAATTTTTCAGCCACTTCTTCCGCTTGCTCCGGAGACAAATCAATTCCGGACTCTTCACCAGGAAGCTCCTCTCCAGGAAGCTCTTCACCAGGAAGCTCTTCACCAGGAAGCTCTTCGCCGGGAAGTTCCTCTTCGCCAGGAAGCGGTTCGCCAGGAAGTCCTCCTTCTGGCTCCATTTCGTCTTCATCGCGTGCATAGGGACCAAGGCCCATCTCATTTATCTTTTCGACAAATGGGTCTGTTAACGGTCCGATTGAGGCTAGTTTCATGAAACGACGGATGGTCGCCTCTTTAAGAAGTGTCTTTTTACTCATTTTGTTTCTCCTGTAAAAAAGTTTCGACGCTTTTAATATAAATAGTCACACGTTACTAAAAAAGAAGATTTTATAAGCTCGCAGTACCATCTTTTTTAATCGGCATTTTTTTCAAAGCTTTATCTTGGATTTGTTTGATTCTCACGAAGCTTACATTTAGTCTCTCTGCAATTTCTCTCAGAGTCATAGGGCCATTTTTTTCAACTGCGATCAAAGAACAATTTAAATCATTTTTGTAATTAATCCAGTATCTGCATTCTTTAATTGGGCACCCAACGTCATTGGAAATACAACAGTTACAACAACTCCTCATAATTCTGAATGCTCCTCTTCCAACAAATCAAATACGCTTTCTATTTCGTCGGGGTTTAAGGCAAATTGTTCTTCTACTTCTCGGCCTTTTTGAATTAGCCGCTGCGACTTCTTCCTATTCGACTTGCTCTGACTGTTCTTTTTTTCTTTATACTCATCAACAATCTTCATCATATTTTCATCCTTGTTAATATATTTTCTCATCATCAATCTGAAGAATTCATTTTGATACAAGCCATCGTAGTGTAGCCTAATTTTCAGGTCGGCATGATTCTTGTCGAAGTCTTCAAAACAAACTTGCTTCTCTGCTTTTCTAAACTTATGAAACATTATCTCCTCAAAATGTGCGTCGAACTTTCATACTGGCCAGCAGCAGTTTGGCTAAGAAATGTTGCTTTTGATTGAAACTCTTCTAAAGTACGAGCGCCGGTATAAGAAAACCCGCTCCTGACGTTACCTCCAATATCCCGTAAGATATCAGCAACCGGGCCTTTGTATGGAATTGTAGTTGATATTCCTTCAGGAGAAGATGATTGCCCTCTCCAATCCATTTGTGCAGACCTCGAAGCCATGCCTCTGTAAACTTTATATTTTTTGTTTCCACTTGTAAATATTTCTCCTGGTGATTCATCAGTGCCTGCCAACATCGATCCAAGCATAACAAAATCTGCTCCTGCCGCTAATGCTTTTACAATGTCTCCACTATTTTTAATCCCGCCGTCAGCAATTATTTTTGCATCTCTGTTCGTATACGAGCAATCATGTATTGATTGAAAAGTTGGAACGCCATGGCCAGTGTTGATTCTTGTGCTGCAAATTGAGCCTCCACCAATTCCAACTCTTATGCTGTCTGCTCCCCAATCTGCCAAATCATTAAAAGCTTCAAGGGTTGCAACATTTCCAGCCATCAAATGAACTTCACTCCCAAAAACATCTCTTAGCGATTTAAGCGCATGTTTAACTAAAACATGATGGCCGTGGGCCACGTCTAAACACAGGTAACGCGCGCCGGCGGCGAATAGAGCGTGCGCACGTGCTAAGTACTCTCCAGTTGCCCCGATTGCTGCAGCTTTAAAACATCGCCTCTCCTTAACAAGGGCAACCTGTTTCTCGATTGTGTTATACCTGTGAATTACCCCCAACCCACCTTCATCATACATAGTCCACGACATTTCATCTTCGGTAACTGTGTCCATTGGGCTTGATATGACTGGCAATTCCAAATATGCTGTTTCGCTTAAATGATTCCCTATATCAATTTGACTTCTACTTTCTATATCTGAATATTTTGGTTCTAGTAGAACGTCATCAAAACTAAGACTATTTTGCATTCATTTCCTCTTTAATTTCTTTAATAAAACTATTGGCTCTTCCCCAACATTCCGGACAATAAAGATTAACTTTATTTTGGTTTTTTCGGACGATAACATACCAAGATTGTACCATTTCTTTATTCTCTTTGTCAAACGGTTTTTCGCACACAAGGCAACAATCATCAATTTGTGAAAACAAACCAATCTTTTCTTTTAAATCCTGCTCGGCGCGCTTCTTCTTTGTTTTTCTAATTCTTCTTTTTATCTTTTTCGCTGCTTTTGTCATCTGGCCTCCAAGGTTGATATGCCAACTGCGCCGAAGACCGCGCCACAACCATATAAATTTTTAAAAATAACAATAGCGGAAGGGAAAGGAGCAGAATTATTTCCAGCGTTATCATTTTTAAATTTAAGTCGTCCTTTCACAAAATTTATTTTCCACGCCTTCATACAATAATCGTGCCAATACTTTGTATCTGTTCGTGAAGGTATTAAGCAGACCACTGTTGTCTTTGGTTTTTGCCCCTCCTCATAAGCCTTCTTGATCCATTTTTTAATGTCTCTCCCGTATGGAGGATTCATAAATACTGTTTCACCTTCCCAGCTTTTACTAAGCCCGTCATCCTCTTCAGTATAATATTTTTCACACTTCGCAGTTTTGTGGGTAGCGCATGGATCAAGAGTAAACCTATGGTCAAGATTCAAATAGTCATATAATCCTTGAGGAGTTTCCCATTCTTCAGATTTAGAAGAAAACATAACTTCTTGTGTGCTCTTATTCATACTAGCCCCGTGCTTCCAAAGCCCCCATCGGAACGACTAGTGTTTAGTTCTGATGGATCACGATTAATTTCGTCAAGCTCACAGATTACAACTGGGACCAAAACAGCCTGTGCAATTTTTTGGCCAGGTTTAATAATTTTTGTTGAACCTCCAATGTTATGAAGGTTAACAAAAACCTCGCCAGTATATCCTGGATCAACGACACATGCACCAACAAGTAATTTTTGTTTATGAGCGATACCAGACTTATTCTTGATCTCTAACATATGATTTTCCGGAACAATAGCCTTAAGGCCAGTTGGCACCAAACAAGATGCTCCAGGTGGAATTTTATATTCCCCTTCAGGTTTCCAATAGCAATCAGGATCTTGATTTGGATTCGGACAATAAAATAGGTCCATTCCCGCATCGGTGGAATGCGCTCTCATCGGTAATTTTGCATTTTTTCTAACCTTATAAAATTTAAGTTTCATCATAACTCCTTTATACCATTATACTTTTATACTTTTTGTTTGTCAAGTTTCTTTTGTTTTCTTTTTTCACTTTCTTTTTTACGCCTTTTATATTCAACATATTTTTCAGTTTTGCGATATTCTCTCTGCCATTCGGCTGCAGCCTTGCGACGTTCAGGTGTATCTTTTTCTCGCCTGCTAGCATTGTTGCGTGCTTTATATTCCTCATACCATTCGGGATCTTCTTGTTTTTTTCTTTGAAATCGAGCTGTGGCCTTCGCACTTTCTTCTTTGCGCCACTCAGGATCTTGACTTTTTTTCCGGTACCGTTCGCGCCGGTTTCGAGCGACTTTTTCGCACCACTCAGGGTTATTCCGTCTTCTTTCCCGGGCAGCGGCCCTACTGTACGCATTTTGTCTTTCTCGATATTCTGGATCTTCCTGTCTTCTTTGGCGTTCCCGCTGCGCTTGGCGCGCGTTCTGTTCAGCCCGAATCTTAGGGTCTTTCCTCCTCTCTCGTTGTCTTGCGCGATCTTTCTTGAGGCTTTCTTCACCAAAAGCGGTGCACTGGTTTAACAAAAGAGGATCTTCAGATAGTTTCTGAAGCATTTTTTGTTCTGCCAGTTTCATCTCTTTGGGACTCTCAAACTCCTTGATAACAATCCACTCCAAATCTTCTCTGCTCAGGGAGTGTTTTTCACAATGTCTACACAAAGTTGTCTTCTGACTACCATAATATCTAAAATGCTCTTTAGAACGTTCCTCCATGCCTTGCGTTGTCGAACCAACATAGTAATGACCAGTAGAGCACTGTGCTTTGTACAAATGATTTGCCTTTTTGCTTTCACGCCACAATTTATTTTTTTCACGGAGATATTCTCTATTATTTTCACGATATCTTTTAGCATACTCTTTCAAAACATCTTTGTTTTTTTCATGATACAGTCTAGACTTCTGAGAAAGCATTTCCTTGTTTTCCTTGTGGTATTTCTTCATATAGGAAAGTCTACAAGTTTTACATTGAGAACAAAGACCGTCTCTCGTACTGTGCTTTTTGTGAAACTCGGTTGTTTCTTTTTCTGTTTTGCATTCACTGCATATTTTTTTCATCCCAGCAACCTCCAATTATGTCTTATAGATCTCGAAGAAAATCCCCACTGCTCATTGTAATCAATTTTGCACATATAAGGACGATTAATATGAATTATATCTTTTTCTCGAACTCCCCAACATCTGATAGAAGTTTGATTGCTCGTTGAATCAATCACATTAACAATCCAATACTCTTTACCGTTTTTTGTTTTTCTTCTTATAATTTCTCTCGGAATAAACCAAACAACCTGAAGTTCAGGGTCATATTCAGCGATAGGAGGAACAAAATATTCTTCAAGTTTGCTTTTTACACGCTCAGTCAACACAAGATCAATTGGAAAAACACCAGTCAAGTTAGCTTTGTTGGCAATTTTTTCTTCGACTGTAAAGTCTCCCTCTGGCCTATAAAGTTCAATGTTGTCATGTAGTTGTTTTTCCTTTTTTGGACGATCAACAACAGCAGCCGACCAAAAATGTTTCACTCCAGAAAACCTGTCATCAATCAATCCTTCTGCCGCGCCGCTCCGAACAAGAACGTCCAAAGCTTTCTTATTTAACTTACTGTAAATGATATCTTCATTAAACAACAGTTCTTCGATAGTGTTAAACGGACGATTCTGTACAATCTGTTCAATAGCTTTGTCTCCTAGACCTTTAACAGAAGTCAATGGTTGAATGAGAGTCTTACCATCTTCAGTAATTTCCCAAACTGTCCCTGAAGAATTTATATTGAGTGGCTGAATCTTAAACCCCATCGACTTAGCAATGTTAATTGCTTTTTCTTTTCTGCTTTCAGGCTCCTTATCAAGGAAAGCGGCAGTCCACTCTACAGGATAATAATTAAGTAGCCATGCACACTGGAAACTAAGAATACTATAGCTTACTGCGTGAGACTTATTGAAGCCATAGCCAGAAAAGTATTCAAATGTCTGCCAAAGTTGATCAGCCTGCGACATTGATAACTTCTTTTCTATACAGCCTTCAACGAATTTATTATAAATCTTCTCTTTCTTTTTTGATTCATCTCCAGCCCCTTTCTTTGTCAAATATTTTCGCAGAGCGTTGCCTTCGTCAAGGGAAATGTTTTTGCCAAGTTTGTGAGCCAGCAAAGCAATCTGTTCTTGGAAGATAAGGAACCCATGGGTCTCTTTTGTTACATCCTTTATAAGCTTGTGAATGTAATTGACACTTCCAGGATCTCGCTTTGCGTCGACATAAGATTTGTCAACATCTGCGCCTAGGGGCCCGGGGCGGTATATTGAAGTGATGGCAGAAATATCAATCAGATTTTTCGGCTTCGCCCTCTTACAAAACTCCTGTGCTCCTTTTTCTGTGAATTGAAATATACCAGTCCACTTACCTTTCTGGAAAACATTTCTGTAAATATTTTGATCATTAAAATCAATAACATCGGGATGAAGTTTCTCGTTATAGAATTTCTTTACATTTTCAAATGTTGGATCCTCAACGCCGTGGTGCCTCTTGAGAATGTGTCGGATTGAGCCTTCAATCATTCTCAACGAAGCCAGCCCAAGAATATCAAACTTAATAAAGCCAAGAGGTTCAAGATGTCTTACGTTTTGCCCCTCAGACCAAGGAGTTTGCCTCACGCCGCCGCTATTAACAAGCGGCATCCACTTGTCTAGGCTCTCGCCTACAACAACACCGCCTGCATGCCTAGAGACGCTCCTAACCTGCCCTAGAAGAGCCTCAATGTGAGTCTTGATATGGGGATACTTATTAAGAAACTTCTTCAAAGTCTCTGAGTAT